AGATCGAAGCAGAGCGGAGCTATTATGGCAGACATTACCACATCAACACTCCACTGGAGCTGAAAGGCAGAGGAATCAAAAAAGATGGTGTGAAAGAGGCAAAGAACCTCAGACCAAATTATCAGTACATGACCGGATGGCTTGAATACACCGTAACTGAAAGAGCTTTTGAAAAGCTCCAGGAACAGTACACGATCAGCCAGGAGTTACTTCTGGATTGATTACATTGTGCCGACCGGAGGCGGCAGACCTCCGGAGAAAGAGGGTTAAAATGATACACACAGTATTTCCAAAAGATGCGGACGAAATGCCACAGGACTCCCCAACATGGGAGGGAGCCAAGGAATACGCAGAAGAAAACTTCAGCGAGTGCGGATATACAATCGAAAGCACAGAAGGCGAATGTGAATGAAAATGATACTGATGTTACTGACAAATAACCAGCGGAAAATGCACGGATTACCGTTGTGGAGAAAAAAGAGCCGTAAAAAGAGAGCTTACACACGGTGCGAGGCAGACGAGACAATCACGGCCTTTATTGATTATTGCAATCAGGAGTAGGAGGTGTAGAGATGGCAAAATTTAAGCATACTGAGCGGACTGTAAAGATTTATAATTCGATCATCAAAGAGTACCGGGAAATAAACTCAGATAGTGACCTAGAAGTAATCGGGATTGATTATGACGATTACCGGAGTTCGGAATTGGGGTTACTGCTAGACAGTCTGAGATTCAATGGAGAAGGGATGACGAGTAGTAAGAAGGTTGCGGAATGGATGAAGAGACATAGCTGTAATATCTACTTGATCGGAGATGGCTGGAAAGTGCAGCTGTAAAGGAGAAATAAAATGTGGAGCATACCGAATGAGGATGAATACTGGGAGCGGAGACGTGAAGAGTATGAGAGAGTTCCGAAGAACTGGAAACCGGAACCAGAGCTGCAGATCCTGAGCCTGGATGACGAGCTAGATGATCTGGAAAAAGAATATGGTTGTAAGCTGGAAGATCTGAATGAGCCAGACATTGAAGATATCGTATTCCGGATCCGTGACGAATATCCGATGTCGGCAGAATATGATCCAGCATTCATGGCAATATTTTATAAAGCGGATCCGGAATGGAGGTACAACATATGGTAGAGAAAAAGGTAGTAAAGAGACGTCACAAAGATATTTTGAATTTCTGCAAGCGATACATGAGCGAGAAGGGATTTCCACCGAGCGTCCGTGAGATCGGGGACGGGGT